TCTTGATGTGGGTCTGATATTTGCTGGGCTGTTGAACCTTTAACTAACAGAGCTGTGTTAAACCATGCTGAACCTATGCTTCCTATTGAATTAGGTTGTACTCTAAACTTTATTTGGCATCTAGTAGTTGCGGTTGGAGCAGTCTGGTTTTCAAGTTTTGTGTCATACTCACTTTCTGTGCTACTTATATAAGTGACTCCATTATACCAGTCAATTTGTATACTGGCACTAATATCCCCAAGTGTTTCCATCGACACTTTCACGCTAATTCGTTCTCCTGGAGCAACTGACTCATAATATTGGTGTACTCTTGCTGAATTTGTTGAAGTTGATGCAGTAATGTCTATTTTTTGACTGCCTTGGTCTAAACTATAGGTAGCTGTTATGCCTGATAAGGTTACTGAAACGAAATCATCAACAACTCCATCGCCATTGGTATCAACATTCATTGCTGGACTCAATAACAAATTATCTCGCGGCTTACTTACGCCATATAACCCAGCCCAGTCAGTCAACTTTGACCTACCTTTATCAAGATTAGGGTCAATATAAAACAGGCAGTTAGGGGGTAGTTCTATTCGCTTACCTAGCTGTAACAATTTACTTGTCGTAGGTGATGGCATAAGCTACACCCCCACATTATGCATTGCTACAGTTTTTATAATTGATGCTGTTGGTGTATATGCTGCCATAGTTTGCAATATGCCATACAGTGTTGTTGAGCCATCTGCAAGCTTGACTATCTTGCCCAAACCATTAGACTCGCTCCATAAGGTATCACCCAAATCTTCTGGTGTTGGAATGTCTATTTTACCTAAGTACTTTGTGCGGTCCCCTGTTGCTAAGTTATAGGCTACGTTGTCTGCAATGGCTGTAGGGGCTGCATTGTACAGGTGTAGTCTATATGTTGACATCCCGGAAGGGACAGCATTAACATCACACCTCATGGATATAGAGTTAATTATTACTTGACCTCCAGAAGGACCGGCATTCGCAAATACAAGGTTTACCGCTACACCTTCTCCAACTACATCTAGTGCATCATATGCCGTTATGTTGTCTGGTCTTGTTATTGTATCTGATGTATCGTAATGGTTGGATGATACATTATTTAATCCTTCCACCCAAGTAGTGCCGTCCCATTTATATTTTAATCCGTCTGTTTCGTAAAATTCTGACCCTACTAGTAGCTCTGCTGTACTCATAGTCAAACGTTCTGCATTTGTTCCTAAGTAGTATTGTACGATAGTAATTAATTTCTCAGCCAAATAAATCACCCTTTCTTTGAACAAGCATTACATTAACACTACTTTTTTATAAATCTGATCCATTTTTGCCCCAAATTCACGAAGAGTTGGAAGCCTTACATTTTCACACATCTTCAGCGATGCAATGGCTTGTATTAACTCACCCGGATTAGTGACATCAATGGTTTTCGCCGCTAGTTTATTTCCGTTTTGCGCAATTACCTTTATTCCGCACGCTACGGCTTCTCCGACGATTTGAGTAATAATTCTGTGCGGAGTGTATAGAAAGTCAAAAGCCCTGTACACTCGCTCCATCGTATGAACTCTTCCAAGATACGTCCCTAAACCGCCAATCCTTTGCAACTCCCAAAGCATTCGTTCCTCAACTTTTTTAATAGGTGTATCCAATCCAAAAAAGTGCCATTTCAAACCCGGCATAGCCTTTGAAGCTGTATATGCTCCGACTATCAAATCAAACCTGTCAATGTCGTCCCTTCTTGGATCGCAGATCAATCCATTAATCGTTCCAAGGTTTTCCGGTTTAATTTCCCACTTATCGCCCTCGGAACTGAATCTAACTTCATCAATTGCAGGATACTCAAATATCTCCTGCTTACCTTGCTCGATCATTAAGTCCCAATATGGCTCATATTCAGGCCAAAAATGAATCATCTTTTTAACCCTTGGCCAGTGGGACACATTCCCATATGCAGTATAGGCAGTCATATCTTCATGTTCAACCTCTTGCCTGAATGCAGCAGCTGGCCTACCGTGCATTATCCATACTATCGGGGCTTGGTTTTTAACCAACCAAGCCTCTGGACAGTACGTATGCATTACAATAACATCAACATTATTCAAAATATCTTTATTTTGTGTTTCAATACTGAATTCTCCGCGGTTATCAACTGCGCCTACTTTTGGCTCATGATATGTTGCATCTGATTTTATGCCGGTATCGACTGCATAAGGTATATTTCCTGCCAAAAAATCCGCTTTCATCATATTTCGGGATGCCTCATACAGACCAGATTGATTCGGTCCATATGTCGTTACGTGGGCTATTTTTAATGGTTTCATATCATTCTCCTTCGAATGAATTCCTTTAAAATAGAGAAAAGGAGGGTAAAAACAACCCTCTTTTCGGCTGTACGTACCCTATCTTCTCTAAGATTTATTAAGTGCTCGGCAATAATAGAATCATGCTTTTAATTATATCCGCCTGTACAAGTGTATAAGACCTATCAAGTGCAGATTGCACCAACATATAGCTCGTATCCGCTGCGATTTGAGCTGCTGCCTGTACAAGCATATAAGACATGTTAGCGTCAGCTTCCACCTTCATGTATGACTGGTCAAGCCCAGCCTGAACTAGCATATGTGACCTGTTAAGTGCACTTTGGACAAGAGTATATGACTGATCCGCTGCAGCTTGAATAAGCATATGAGATCTGTCGGCTGTGCCTTGAATTAATGTATAGCTTTGCTCTGCCGTAGCTTGCACCAGCATATGCGACCTATCTAGTGTAGTTTGTACAATCATGTAACTATTTACTGTCGGTATTATTGAACTTACGTCATCACCCGCAACCGCTAAAGTATCGCTACCGCTAAAATTAATGCCAACTACAATATCAAAGCAGTTACTTACGCCCCATATTGATGTGGCTCCACCAACATCATCTACAACGTTCTTGCTTAAATCTGCTGTGCCAGTGTTCAAAAATACACAATTTTGCACATTTATTTTTGTGCACTGGGTAGTAGCCATATCAATAGACGCCGTGGAAAACAGCCCAATAAATCTGCTATTTACTATATTGGCACTATCTACGCCAATAAGTTTAATGCCTATTGTACAAACATCGCCAGATGTATATCCGTTGTAATACAGCCCATCAACGGTTAATCTGTCAGCTGCTGCAGTGGTTAAAATACCAACAACAGCCTCTTTATCTGTGGAATCTCTTAATTCTATATTTTTTAGTGTTACATCCGCCGCAGATACCGTTATAAATGCAGTAAGACCGTCATCATTGCATACACACAAGATATTTTCAATGTGTATGTTTGCTGCAGATATTGGGATATTTGCTCCGTTATCTGAGCTGCTAAATGTTATAGTTGGTCTGTCGGATCCTATGCCCAACCCTATAATCGATATCCCCACAACATCAAGAACTATACCGGCTGCGCCAGTTAATGTCTCAGTGTGACCTGGCATTACATAGACTACGTCACCATTGTTCGCAGTGCACTTTCCTATTGCATAATCAATTGTAGCGAATGGAGCGTCAGGATTCTGTCCGTAACCATCACTGTTTGATGCCGAGGAATGGCCGCTGTCTACAAACCATACGTTTCCGGGATGTTTGTTGACATCAATTACAGAAAACATGCCACCAGGTTGATAGTTTGAAAATATTGCATTTCTCATTTATAGGTCCTCTCTTTCAAAAAGATTTGAGCCCGTACTAAGCCGGACTCGTTGATTAATCGTATATTGCTGTTGGCATTGGCTCACCTGAATAGCGTGGTTCAGACAGTATGTAATCTGCTCCACCTATGCAACCCGCTGTTGCGTCAGCAAAATATACACACATGCAGTCATAATCATTATCCAGATCAAGGCTGCTTGCATCTACCTCAATGACATATTTCCTATTGCTAACTGCCGGGATTGTAAATGTGTCGCTCGTTGCTGTACACGGAAGTAAAATATCCTCATCAATACCAATTCCGTCAGCTTTAGCAGTAAAGGCTGATGTTCCGCCAGTTACTGTCTCGCCATCAACAAATGCCGTAGCATTTACTGTATACATTAAAAGATGGTCGCCATTATCCTTGAACACAACGCCGCTTGCTCCACCTGCTCCGGTTACGGTTTCACCTACTGTAAATGTTCCAGTTGCCGATTTTATTTTTAGCTTAGTTCCTGTCATCCAATACTTTGTAAACGCAAGTGCCTTTGCACCGGTTGCAGCAACGGCAGTTGCTTGCTTGAGGGTTATGGCACATGTACCTGTTGTTACTCCAATTGATATGTTAATGGTGCAATGCTTATAATTCTTCATGCTTACATAATCGCCTGTAAAAGGTCCACCACTAATGTCTATTGGAAAAAGTGCTGGAACTATATGTTTTTCTTGTACAAGTAACATTTTTATGTACCTCCATTTCGTTATTTTTAGGGACCGACTATCCGAGCCCGTTTGTTATTGTTTTTATTTATGCTCTGTTGTCGAGTGCTACAAATGCAGATAATGTATCTGCACCCTTGAACGGTGAAAGCGGAGCTTTTCTTTCCGGTTGGCCGTCTGCTCTGTAAGTAAATCTGTATGCCATTTCATTGTACTCGAAACGAACATGCATGGAAGATGCTATTTTCAATGAAGCTTTGTCAGACATGATATATTGTCCCATGTCAATCAGCATGATATCGCCGTAAGTTCCAACGGTCTCGCATTGTTCCATCGGCATAATCGGGATACCAAACAATGTTCCATAAGGTGCTTCTGCAAAGCCGTTTGGAGGATTGTAAACCAGGACTCCGCTTGCTCCAATCGTTATACTCATTGTGCATATTTGTGGGAGTGTGTCGCCGTTTATAATCCACAGGGCGTTATTTATGTTGCCGTTGAATCTGGCAAACATCTTAATTACGTTTTGCGCAATGATTGTCTTTGCGGCCTGGCCTGTTTCTTTTGCGACTTTTACGAGCACTCCAGATGTGCGTATACCGAGAGGCATGCCTGTTCCAGTTCCATTAATTATAGCATCATCAAGCTTAAATCCCTGTTCTTCTGGGAATTTCTTCATAATCCAAGCTTCTAACGCTGCTGCATCTTCGAGCAGATCGTTTGTTACGTAAACCAAGCCATTGAGATTTCGGAGTTTAAGTTCGACTGATCCCATCTTTGGTTTAGTTCCAGTCATCTGATTAGCTTCGCCTTCCCAATACATTTGTATACCACCGTATCTGCTGCCATTTTTTCTGCTGACTTCATCAATTACAGGGAGAGTAATTGAATTTGAATTTTGACTTATAGGCAATTTGAATGCTTTACTTACCAATTTCCCCGTTTCATAAGATTTGTTGAGCAGGATAGTAGAAACATCTGTGCCCACAAGTACACCGCCATCTGCTGGAACTGATTCATTCATTCCTGCAGCGTTAGTAATTTTTAGAACTTCGCTGTTAAGCTTGGCAAGATTTTCGACCGCCTGAGTATCTGTCTTGGATTTGTGGACTGCCTGAAAGTATCCGCCAACAGAACCGAAAATACCACGGGTGATATTTTCTACGCTTTTATTGCTTTTTGGTTCAGCTGGAATAAAAGCGTTAACTGGTGTTTTCCTTTCCTCCTCTCTCTTTTCTGCTTTTACGGCAATTTCATAAGCCTGGTAAAGAACATCGATTTCCTTATCAATATCCTTCAACTGCTTGATTTCTTCCTCGGTAGCAGTGCCGTTTGCCATTTTATCGAGGAGCTCTTTTTGAAGCGTTAATTTTACTTCAATTTTGTTTTTAATTTCAATAGATGTCATAGCTTTAATCTCCTTTCAAGATTTTTAATTTTTGCGTTATATAGGTCAACCGGCACTTGCCGGGGTTCCACTTGTGTTATGGGCTCAATAATTATTTTCTGCTTTTCCTCAAAGTCTTCAGGTTTAATTTTTTTCATTGCCTCAAGAGCTCTTGTCATTGCAGATGTAATACTGTTTTGAATAGCCAGTCTGCTAAACATTAAAGAGTTCTCAATTTGATCAGCAACCTGACTGTCAGCATAAAGTATTTTATCTGCAAACCCTTCTGCTATTGCTGTTTTTGCGCTCATCCATGTTTCGTTATCCATCATTTCAGAAATTTTATTATGTGACCGGTTGATCTTTGTTCTGTAAACGTTTATAATTGACTCTTTTACCTCCGCAAGAACATCCGCTGTATGCAGCATATCTTTTGCTTCTCCCCAAGTAAAAGTAGAAGGATTATGTATCATTATCATGCTTCCAGTAGTAACTGATCTTTCACTTCCTGCAGAATACGGTAATGTAGCTGCAGATATTACCTTCCCATCTGCTATAGTGGTAACTTTTCCTTTGTGCTCTTTTAATGCGTTGAACATACCTATTCCTGCAAAAACGTCACCACCAAAACTATCAATCCATACTTTTATGTTTTTGCCTGAATATTTTGCAAGTTCAGTTCTGAATGCATTTGGCGATGTTGCAGGAATTCCAAACCATTCATAAATCCAGGCGTCATCATCACTGATAATTTCACCTTCAATGCGTAGCTCCACTTCTTCTTCTGGTGCACCTTCATTAATAACTTTAAAGTTCCAAAATGGCATTATATATCACTTCCTTTCGTGTATTTTTACTTGTTTTATGCAACTGATTTTTCAGTTATCATCTTGTATATAGCTTCTGTCATGGCTTTAAATTGATCTTGCTGAACCTTACCCGCTTCACCCATGTTTAAAGCTTGTAGATAAATATCTCCTGCCGTGCCAATGGTCGGCATATTTTCTAACCTGCGAATGTCATTAACTGACAACCATCCCCATTGCCGTCCAGCTGCATACGCATCAGCCCTGCTTTTCGCATCACCCCTAAGTAATCCGGCTATATTAAACTCAATAAAGTAGCCGGCTTTTCTTTCGGCCGGAGTTATCAGCTGCATATTTACATTTTCCTCATATCGCTTGAACCAAGGAAGCATTGTGTACATTACAAACTCAAGGCTCTGATGCTCTATATTATTATTTGTTGCCCCCACTAGGTTTTGCACCAAGTGCAACGGTACACGGTATATGCGACAAATGTCTTCTACTTGGAACCGCTTGTTTTCAATGAGCTGTGCATCAGCCGGATTAATAGTATACGGCTTAAAATCCATGCCTCCTTCAAGTATCATTGGCGTGCCTGTTTGTCTTAGTCCTGTCCAATTATCTTTAATCTCTTTTTTCAGTCTTTGATATGCAGGATCCGACAGTTCACCCGGCACAGAAAAAGCTCCACTGGAATTTGCTCCATTTTTATAAAAGTTATTTCCAAACGATTCATAAGACAGTCCGAGCTTTATAGCCGAACTCGCATAGTCAGGCGGGCTCAATCCTATTATTCCGTCCAGGCTCATTCCTGGAACGTGGAATATCTCCTCTCTGGAAAACGTTCCTAAATTACCTATTTTGTATTCCAGTTTATGCGTTTCTAGGTTTCTTGTAATCCGCACTTGATTCCATTGGTATGGATATAAGCCAACTAATTCGCCGTATTTATTTCTAAGCATTACACTTACCGAATTACCTCCTAGATTTAATGCATTCATGCACTGCTCTTTAAAATTAAATGGGGACATTTCCGAATTCGGAGCATTGTGCAGTATGTCAAAAACAGCTGTATCCCTGGTAGGCTCCCTGTCGCCCGTTGTCTTACGTCGGTATTCCATCGCAGGTACGCTGGCAAATGTCTCGGAAAGTACCCTTATGCATGCAAAAACTGCCGTGTATTTCATGGCAGTATCAGGCGTTAAATAGCCATTTTCAGAATCAAGGTCTTGACCGGTAATCCATCGTTTGACGTATTCGTCAAATCCAAGGGCTTTTATTGCAAATTGTTTTGCTTTTTGGCTTAGTTTCAAGTTATCTCACCTTCTTTCTATAGCAGGCTACGCATGCCGCGTTTTTCATATGGATTTTTTTCTTCAGGTTTCACTTTTCTAACTACTAAACAGTGTGCGTCAATTATTGCCGCAATCGGATCTATGTTGTCAAAGGATTTTCCTTTATCCAGCATCATGTTTCCCTGTGCATTTTTATCTACAACCGCATTACCAACCGCCCAATTAAGGACAGGATTATTATTATGTATCATTGTCCCTTCATAAGCTCTTTCCCGTAGGTCTTTAGTTGGTTCATGGAGAGTTGGTATCCCTTGCCTTACCTCTATTGTTTCATAGCCATAGTCCTCATGCATTTTAATAGCGAATCCAGTTGCATTGTAAAGGTCGAATCCTAAAAGTTTGAGTTCCCACTTATTAGCCTCTCTCTGGTCTTCAATGTACTTGATAATGTATTCGTCTTTGATTACATCTCCAGGTGTAACAGTTATCCATTTTTCTCTTTTCCACATGTCCCAAGGCATTTTTTTATCCTTACTCATTCTCATAAGGTAAGTAGCTTCTGGCATAAAGGAATGGCTTAATACAGCAACCCTACCATCACTTAATTCAAACTCAAACCCAACACTTGCAAGGTCAATTTTAGATGTTAAGTCAACACCTATAACACCTTTCATGCTCGTCAGATCTGGAAATGGATTTTCTTTCGTGGCTCCGCATTTTTTCCATTTGGCCATATTCATGTAGCCAGCCGCGCGTTGATTGATCCAAATATTAAGCGTCTTAGTAAGAAAGTCTCGCATTTTTTCCGGCTTATCTTGGGCAACCTTTGCTTCATCCCTTATACTTTCAAGACCCTCGGGAGTTTTTGCAACGATCGGATTGGCCTTAAGCCATGCCGTTTCATTGTTTATGTCATCTATAATATTACCTTCATCGTCTGTTTCGAGCTCATTTATCATTACGAAATAACGGTCGTTTTCAATCTCGTTGTTAGGATCCAGTATACTCGAAACATATCTGTACTCTTCGCGGTAACATGGGTTGTTTAATTCAAATCCAGCCGTTGTAATAATCATTAGTAACGGTTGTTTTCTCATTTTCATGCCAGATGTAAGGATGTCGTAATATTCAGTTGTGGGGTGTGCATGGTATTCGTCTAATATTCCGCACTGGGGGTTACCGCCGTCACCTTTCTTTTTATCTTCCTCAGACATACGGGCAAAGAACGAATCTGACTTAGGATGCATTATAACGCGTTGTCCTAAGTCGTCATGGTTTTTGCAAACAACCTTGCCTTTCAGGTATTCACATTTTTCAGATATTACCCTGGCCTCGCCCCAAACATATCTAGTCTGATCTTTTTTTGTGGCGGCAACGTAAACTTCAGATGATGGTTCTCCGAAGCCCGACATTTCATATAGACCAACAATGGACTCATCCTGGCTCTTGGCGTTTTTTCTTCCTACTTGCCAATATGATTTTCTAAAGCGCCTTAATTCGGTATCTTTGTGCACCCATCCATATATGTTCCCGAAGATAAACTTTTCAATTAGCTCGGGAACTTTGTGTTTCCCTGCCAACGGACCTTTGGTATGTTTAAAAAACGTCATCCATTTCATAAACTTATTTGCTTTTTCTAGATTAAATACCCAAGGAAATTCCTTCGTTCCTTCTCTGCATAAATCTCTTAGAAATCTTTCGCAGGCCCATTTATGTTTTTGACAAGCAACAATAGCGCCGCATATAACATCATTGCAGTATTTTTTTAGTTCCTCAACTGTTGTGCAGGCTTGTTTATGCAGATATTCACGTGTCACGCTCACCACCTACTTATTAAAATAAAAACACTCAAGGATGAATGCTTTTCGTTAATTTATGGGTAAGGATTTACACCTCACATAATAGTTTCCTCTTACTATCGGGTTTTGAACGTGGACCCGTACCAACCTGGAGCCTTATACCCGCAAACATATCAGCGTACTGTATACTAATAGCAAAAGTGCGTCTACCTATTCCGCCACCATAAAAGTTATATACCAAACTCGTCCTCCATAGGGTTTTTAGGCTTTTCCTTTTCTGGCCTGGGTATATTTTTAATCTTAGATAAAGGATTGAGGAATAATCTATCTTCGAGCTTGATAAGAATATCATGTTTTTTATTTATTGCGGCTTCGATTTTCATTATGTGCTCAAGTCGCAATAATTCGTTCATCGATTTTCTTTTAACTCCCTTTATAACATTTTTCATTTTGTCATTAAGTGAAACAAAATCAATATTGTCTACTCTTTGCCTGCGCTCAATTAGACTAATGTATTCACTGTGAGTTATGCAGTACTTTGCTAAGATCTCTATGTCGGAACTTGTTAATATCTCAGTTCCGTTTTTGGCAGCTTCTTTATAATTTTTTATAAGCTCACTCCACTTTTTAAAAGCGTGAATATTTAATTTCACATAGTCCGGAGCAACGATATTTTTAAGTTCTGATTTTCCGAGTTTAATTTCCGATTCTTGTCTCTCTCTGATTTTTTCTTTTGTTAATCTATTCGGATTGCCCTGGGCTAAATGCAAGGCAACTGATTTGGCGTTCCTTCCCATGGGCTCACCTTCTTTCTATATTTTTACATTTAAAAATTACCTAAAAATTTTCATAAAACGAAATTTCTTTACACGTGAT